TTTCTACTTAAAATGTTTCTATGGTTTGAAAATCCTAATCCATTTTGGATAAGTCCATTGTCAAGCCAATGTCCTTTTATGAAACCAAAAAGTTCCAATGGATTATATTGGCTTGAACATACTTACAGTCCAAACAATTCAAGATGGGTTATTAATGGGTACACTAGGGTATGGGAAACTTTGGATTTAAATAAGACACTTTACATTGATAATCAAAATGCATTTAAGTTTTTAATTAATGAAAAAATTAAACCCTCCTTGGCCGGTAAGTTGCGAAAACAATTCACCCCTAGGAAAGAGAAGCTACATAATTAAATGAAGAAGACCGTTAAGTTTGAAAGACATTGGTGCATGCCAAGTCATCGAACATTTAGTATAAAGCCTTTTAAAGAATTGATTGAAAAAGAATTAGGAAGTGAATACGTTGATCCATTTCCTTATCCTTTTAAACAAGACGCCATTGAATATCTCAAGACTATCCCGACTAAATCAGTCGGATATAGCGTGTTTGATCCTCCTTATTCTCAGAGACAACTTAAAGAAATGTATCATAACAGCGGATTAAGTTTTACTTATCCGATGAACAGTAGTTACTGGGCAGAGTGCAAAAAAGAGATTAGTAGAATTATGAAACCAGGGGGCAAAGTAATATCCTTTGGATGGAATACAAATGGAATTGGTAAAAAACATGGATTTGAAATTAGTAGAATTGTTCTTGTTGCGCATGGTAGTCAACACAATGACACGATCGCTACCGTGGAGAAAAAATGTTAAGAAACAAAACGATTAAAATCTTTGGTCCTCCAGGAACTGGAAAGACCACCACTCTCTTAAACAGACTCGATAAATGGTTTAACCGGGGAATTACTCCGAAGGAAATTGCTTACTTATCTTTCACAAATAAAGCTGTCAACGAAGGGAAGGAACGGGCTGAAAAACAATTCCCGGATTGTAATGAAGATGATCTTCAGAATTTCAGAACCATTCATAGTTTTTGCAGACAGTTTAGAAAACAACTTCCAGTCATGGATCCTCAAGTAGACATGGTAGAGTTCGCTGAAAATTTAGGAATGGCTAAACCCGCTTATGAAAACTACGACGGTATTCAAATCTTTAATGATTGGTCTTTAAGAGTTTATGACAAAGCAAGAAATCGATTAATTCCTCCCGAACAACAATTCGTAGAGGAAGTTTTTAAACGTGCTACTCTTCCACGCTTCCAACTTATTTACCGACAATATGAATTGTTTAAAGAAAATCATCGCGTTGATTTCACCGATATGATTACTCACTTTATAGATAAAGAAGAAGCCCCCTATTTAAAAATTTTAATGGTGGACGAAGCCCAGGATCTAACTCCTTTGCAATGGAAACTGATTTATAAGCTGGCGAAAAAAGCTAATAGAATCTATGTCGCTGGAGATGATGACCAAGCTATTTTCGAATGGAATGGTGCTGAGGTAAAAAACTATATTGATTTTCCAGGAAGAACTCATATCTTAACTGAATCTTTTCGTTTACCCAAACTCATTCATGGCTTCAGTGGATACATTTCCAGTATGATTAAACCAAGAGTACCTAAAAAGTTTATAGCTTCTGATGAAAAAGGATCCATTCAAACACACGCACGTTTCAAGGACATCGCTCTTCAGATGCAGGAACGCAAAGGAACGTGGTTCATTTTAGGACGGACTCAAGAAATTGTAAGAGAGCTCGAAGGACTCGCGCGTATGTATGGGGTGTTCTTTCAAAACACTAAAGGAAAACATTCCTTCGATCTTAATAAATGGAACGCTATTCAGTATTGGAAAAGACTCAAAGAAGGCGGAAATGTTAAAAAAGAAGAAGCGGGAATTATTTATACTTACATCAACGAGATTGCCTACGGGTGGAGATCCATAGAAAGTAAACGCTGGAAAAATTTAAGTGATGATAAAACATTTTCTCTTGATTTTTTACGTACGTTTGGAGGACTATTGGCTACCCCTCATAAATGGCAGCAAATCTTCAATCGTAATTTTCCAGAGAGCGATAAACAGTATTTCGAACAAATTATAGAAAAGAATATCGATCTCTCTCTAGCCTCTAATATTGTCATTGATACGATTCATTCTATTAAAGGAGGAGAAGCACAGCACGTTTGTGTTTACGAAAAAGCTAACTGGCCTGCTCACTTTGAAAACAAAGTGGGGCTTGCGCGGAGCTCTGAATCTAGGGTATGGTACGTAGCTGTGACACGGGCAAAAGAAAGTTTACATATTCTGCGTTCCTATCATGAATATTTCTTCCCGTTGGCACGGCTATATAATCAGTTTATAAAGGAGCATTATGGTAGTAGCTAAAGGCAATTGGGATTATTCAGGGAGTCCAAAGCTAAGGATTCTATCTTTGGGAGCTGGGGTGCAGTCATCCACGATGGCACTCATGGCTGATGAGGGAGCCTTTGGCCATAAACCAAACTATGCGATCTTCGCAGACACGGGATGGGAGCCCCGTAAAGTGTACGATCATCTTGCGTGGCTCAAATCCCAGTTAAGTTTTCCTGTGATTGTCTGTAAAAATCATTTGAAATCAGGCAATATTAGGCAAGATATGATTAATGAAGTCACTAAAGAGAAAGGCTTTCTTCACATTCCTTTTTTCGCCCGTAACACTGTGACGGGTAAAATAGGGATTGGTCCAAGACAGTGCACCCGGAATTATAAAATTACTCCTATCAATAGGCAGATCCGTCATCTTTTAAAGCTCAAGCATAGGGAGCGATTCCCTAGAGAAATGTGGGTGGAAGTGTGGGTAGGAATTTCAAGAGACGAAGCTACTCGGATGAAACCTTCCAGAGAAAAGTGGATTAAAAATACATGGCCTTTAATTGATAAGAAGATGACACGAGAGGATTGTTTGAAATGGTACGAAGGGAAAGATTATAGGACTCCTGCAAAAAGTTCTTGTATTGGTTGTCCTTATCATGATAATAATTTATGGAATGAGATTAAAACTCAAACTCCCTCAGAATTCGAAGAAGCCTGTGAGCTTGACGACGTGATTAGAAATTCTGCTAAAGATCCTAATATAAAAAGATACCTTCATCGTAAAGGCATTCCTTTGCGCGATATTGATTTTGATAAACTTTTAAAAAATAAAAAAGAAAAAAATCAATTGAATTTATTTGAAAACGAATGCGAAGGAATGTGTGGCGTCTAAAAAAGCGTTAGATTATCAAGAAGGTGGTAAACACTATTTAGGTCTGGCTATTCAGCCGGTTGTTTATTGTTACAGGAACAAGCTTAATAATATTGATTCTAATATTGTAAAATATGCAACACGCGGCAAGCCTGGAGAAACTACTAAACAACGTTACAACAAAGTCATTCACTACGCCAAAATTGGAATAGCATTAGATGACTCATCAAATTAACTTTACCTTCCAAGAGTCTGACTGGACAACCCCTACCCAGTATCCAAATCTTAAAGACGCTGAGATTATAGCCATTGATTTAGAAACTAAAGATCCCGACATTAAAACTAAGGGACCCGGTTGGCCAACTAGGAATGGTAACATCATAGGAGTTTCGGTCGCCACCGACAGCTTCAAGGGCTATTACCCTATCTCTCATGAAGTGGGAAGCAACATGGATGCTAAAATGGTTTTAAACTGGGTGCAGGATGTGTGCCGAGCTCCCGGAGTTAAAGTCTTTCATAATGCAGCATATGATATTGGTTGGTTAAGAGCTCATGGCATTATTGTTTATGGAAAGATTGCTGATACCATGATTGCTGCAGCCCTCATTGATGAGAATCGCAGAAACTATAGTTTAAACTCTCTCTCGATGGATTACCTGTCTGAACTTAAATCGGAAGCTGGATTAAAAGAAGCAGCTAAGGAATGGGGCATCGATGCTAAAGGAGAAATGTATAAACTCCCTCCTAAGTTTGTAGGTCCTTATGCTGAACAAGATGCGTCTTTGACCTTAAGACTCTGGCAACGTTTTAAAATAGAAATTATAAAACAAAATTTATCCGATGTCTGGGAGATGGAAATGGAACTCTTACCTCTTCTGATTCAAATGCGAGCTAAAGGAATCCGGGTTGATCTTGAAGGAGCACGTAAACTTAAAATCGAATTTGTTAAAAAAGAAAAACAAGCGCTATTGAAAATTAAGAAGAGCGCGGGTACAGACATAGATATATGGGCAGCTCGATCAATTGCAAAAGCCTTTGATAAACTTAAGATCCCTTACTCTTTGACTGAGAAAAGTAAGGAACCCTCTTTTACTCAGAACTGGCTGACGAATTGTAAGGCCCCTATAGCAAAGTTGATTCGTGAAGCAAGAGAAGTGAGCAAGTTTCATTCAACTTTCATTGATTCAATATTTAAATTTGAACACAAAGGGAGGATCCATGCAGAAATAAATCAGCTTAGAGGCGACTCTGGGGGTACCGTTAGTGGGCGTCTAAGTTACGCACATCCAAATTTACAGCAAGTTCCAGCCCGGAACAAGGACCTCGGCCCCAGGATCCGATCTCTCTTCCTAGCTGATAGGGATTGCCGATGGGGATCTTTTGATTATTCCCAGCAAGAGCCACGGCTTGTAGTTCACTACGCTTCCAGCATTGGTTTCGCTGGCTCTGGCGATTTAATTAAAGCCTACCAAGAAGAAAATGCAGACTTCCACCAAACAGTAGCAGACATGGCCGGTATACCGAGATCTCAAGCTAAAACTATTAACTTAGGAATTTTTTACGGAATGGGAAAGAATAAACTTTCGAGAGAATTAGGAATTGATAAACAACAAGCTGAACAAATTTTACAGGAATATAACCAACGAGTTCCTTTTGTTAAACAACTCGCTAATAATGCTATGGA